TTTCTTGGATTCTGCCAGCAAACGATCAAGCGTCGTTTCAAGAGCTAAAGAAATTGGGTACGTGCCTTACTCATCATCTGCTGCCACAGCTACCGAGAATATAGTAGTATCTGGTACTACTTCATCTCCAGCAACATTGACTTTACCGGCATATAGTGCATTCAACACAACTATAGAAGGCACACAGTTTACATTTTATAATACAGAGAGCATAGTAACTACTCGTGTTGGTTCAACTTATACTTTTCAAGGAGTACAAATCAAAGAAGGAACTCCGTTATCATTTAAATATACAGTTGCAGATGGTGTACGATACACTATCCCAAATCAAAATGTAGATATGTCAACACTAGCTGTAAGGGTGCAAGATAACTCTGCTTCTTCTGTATTTACAACATTTGTAAATCAAGAAGATTTATTAAACTTGGATGGAGATTCTAGAGTATACTTTATCAAAGAAATCGAAGGCCAACTATATGAATTAGAGTTTGGTAACGGAGTCATTGGTAAGGCTTTAGAAAATGGTAACATAGTTAATCTAACATACTTAGTAACAAATGAAGAAGCTGGTAATGGAGCTCGTGTGTTTGCATACAATGGTTCAACACTATTAGGTGGGTCAGTAGCAGTTACTACTACCACTCCAGCAGTAGGAGGATCTCCTGCAGAGACTATCGAGTCTATAAGGTATAATGCTCCTAGATCATACTCGTCACAAAATAGAGCTGTTACAGTTGAAGACTATAGAGCTATAATATTTAGATTATACCCAGAAGCCCAAACTATCAATGTTTGGGGCGGAGAAGACAATGACCCTCCAATCTATGGTAAAGTATTTTTATCTATCAAACCTACCACTACTGACGTATTGACTCAAAATCAAAAAGATTATATTATAGATTCTATCTTAAAACAAAAGAACGTTGTATCTATCACTCCTGAGATAGTAGATCCAGAATATATTAGTCTACAAGTAACATGTTCGGCTTACTATAACCCGCGTTTAACAGTTAGATCTGAGAATACACTTAAAGAGTTAGTTATCCAAACCATAAAAGACTATAACACTGATAACTTAAATTCATTTACTGGAGTATTTAGACATTCAAACCTTAGTGCATTGATCGATAATACAGAAGACGCTATAGTTAGTAACATCACTACAATCAAACTGCATCGTGAAATAAATGTACAGTACAATACAAATGCAAATTATACGATTAACTTAGCAAACCCAATCTATGGATCTGGAGTGCCAGAAGAATCTATTACATCTCATGGATTCTATATTGCTGGAAATGATAATATAATGTATATTGAAGATCTACCTACAGATCATTTTACTGGTCAATTAAGATTATTTTACTTTAGTAATACAGGGGAAAAAGTATACATAAGAACATTTGGTTCTGTAGATTATCCTAATGGAATTATAAGACTAACAGAGCTTGAGATTACTGGTATTGATTTAACACAAAGCCCAGTATTAGAATTAATAATTAAACCACAATCAAACGATGTGGTATCAATTAGAAATCAATTAGTTACCATACCTGACGAAAACATCATCGTAAACGTAATACTAGATAAAGTTTCAGTAGGTGATCCAGGTGGCGGCACAAACTACATATTTACTTCAAGTAGGAACTAATGTCAGTTAACTTAAAGTCTGTAGTATCTAAACAGCTCCCAGAATTTGTACGGGCTGACTACCCACTTTTCGTTGAATTCATAGAAGCATACTATGAGTTCTTAAATGCTAAAACATTTACGGTAGGTGCAACTAGTTTTCAGGGAGGAAACCAACAAAGAAACCTAACTGAGCTAAGAGATTTAGATGATACTATTGATGAGTTTATCCAATACTTTAAGAATGAGCTTGATATATTTGGTGATAACTATGAATTTATAGATAGAGCATTCTTTTTAAGAAAAGCTAAGCAGATATTTACTGCAAAGGGAACAGAAGCTTCATATAAGTTTTTATTCAAGTTATTATATAATAAAGATGCCGAGATCCACTATCCATGGGATCAAGTACTTAAAGCATCCGATGGCAAATGGCAACAAGAGATGTCTATATTTGTTGACATATCAGCAGGAGACGCTTTTAATTTAGTTGGAAATAGAATCAACTTAAATGGTACTAACCTTTCCATCAAAGTATTTGTGACACGAGTAGAATATTACAGAGATAATATCTATCAGCTATACATCGATAAAAGTTATTATGGCACGATTCAAACTGGATATACCATCGATGATGATGGTGTGGTAGGTACAATCATCCCTACTACCGTAGGCTATGAAATACTTAATAAAGGTATTGGATTTAAAGTTGGAACGTTCTTTGAAACAGCTACAATTTCAAATGGTCAAGTAATTACACAAAAATTAAAAGTTACAAAAGTTGACTCAAACGGAGGCATACTTGCATTAACCACAATTCAATTTGGTGCGGGTTATGCACTAGACTTCTTTTCAACTAAGAGTGTAACAGACATCATTTATGATGCAAGCTTAACAATTGATAAGAATAGTACTAGACAGTTCTCAATCCCCAATGATACATTTATTGAAAATTATGTGGATTTTGGTTACTTAATTTCACCAATATACTCCGAAATAGATTATTCAGATAATACATACGCCGGGGTATTATTAAATCAATGGTATCAACAAACTGAGGCTGGAGCTAATGAAATAGTAAACTTTGCCATCATTAAGTTTACTATTGGAGCTGTTGCTAAGTATCAGGGACAGTTTATCAACAACGACGGGTTCTTAGATGATGATATCTATCTTCAAGATAGTAGGTATTACCAAAAGTTTTCATATGTTATTACTATCAACCAAAGCTTAGATAAGTACAAATCATTAATTAAATCATACCTACATCCTACTGGTACAGCATTATTCTCTAATTATCAGATCCAAGCTACTTTTGCTCCTACAGTATCTGCTACGTTTGAACTAGGAGAATGGCAATCTGGTGCTTCTACAACTCAGATAAATAGATCTATTAGAGATATGTTTGTATATCCAGTGGATTCTGGTGGAGTAATCAGAAGAGAGCCATATGATATTGACTACTTTGAGTTAGAAGGATTCTATAACCCACCTACCGCATATAGATTCTATGGTGATGCTAGAAACGTTTTAAGTTCAACAGTTAGCATGGACGATTCAGGATCAGCTTCGGTTGATATAGCATTTAATGCTGCCACAGCAGTCGATGATAGTCTTGAGACTATTACATATGCAAATCATGGATTCTCTACACAAGACGCTGTAGTATATAGAACAAATGGTGGCACAGCTATTGGGGGCTTATCTAATCTAAATACATATTATGTATACAAAGTAGACAATGATACAATAAAATTAGCTACATCCGCAGCTAATGCATTAGGCGGTTTAACAATTAATTTAACAGATGGTGTAGGATCTAATCATACGCTAACAAAAACAAGGAATTTTTAAGGAGTAATATATGTTACAATCGAACGTAAAACTTACAGGTAAATTAGTCATCAAGAAGTTTGATGCAGTTAAAAACTTAGTGTATGAAACAGAAGTAAACAATTTGGTAGTTACTTCAGGAAAACAATTTCTAGCTTCTAGAATAATTGCAAACACTGCAAGCGTTATGGGTTATATGGCTATTGGTGATGATGCATCATCAGCGTCAGCATCTCAGACAACATTAGTTAATGAGTTAGCCCGTGTTGCTGTAGATTCTGCAACTGCATCTGGTGTCAATGCTACATTTGTAGCAACATTTCCAGCGGGTACCGGTACTGGAGATATCGTTGAAGCTTCTATCACTAACGCTGCAGCAAGTGCAGTTATATCTTTTGACGGAGACGATGTTGATGATGGTGGTGATACTATCCCATATGTTGGTCATGGATTCGATACTGGTGACTTGGTTACTTATACTGATGGTGGTAACACAGTGATAACTAACTTAACTGACGGAGCGCAATATTACATCATTAAAGTTAATGATGACGTAGTTAAGCTTGCGTCATCTGCAGCTAATGCGATTGATGGCATTGCAATAAATATTACAGGCACTTCAGGTGCAGGACATAAACTAACAGCTGGTACAATGTTATGCAGAACAACATTCCCAATAATTACTAAATCTTCATCTGAAACTATAGCTATTCAATGGGTGATCACTGTAGGATAATAAAATATGGCAACATCGTACGAAATATTCACGTCTAGGTTCAAAAAAACTATCATTGATGCAGTATATCAAGAGATCGTCTCTAAAACCGCTACGTACTATCATTGGTATGGTAAAGAAAACTTGTGGACAGACTTCTTAAGTCCGTTTATTCCATCAAGTCCATCTGATATACCAGGAGAGCCTTCATATAACTTTAGATATGAGTTACATGTTAGACGCGATATATTAACTGCTAAAAAGATTAAACCTTCTGATGTGTCTTATGTAATACGCCGCATAGATTGGGAATTTAATACTACCTATGACATGTATGATGATGCTATAGAATATGTTTCAGGTGTAGGATATGGACCTGCACAATCAGGAGCTACTAAATTAGAAGATGCAAACTTCTATGTATTAACATCCCAATATAACGTATATAAATGTATTTGGAATAATAATGATTCTCCTTCTACAGTCATGCCAACTGGTACGACTCATCAAATCTTTACTACAGCTGATGGATATAGATGGAAATTTATGTATGCTCTTCCAATATCATTAAGAAACAAATTTTTATCTACGGCATATATGCCAGTAACTACGTCGCTTAAAGCTCCATACTATTCAAACGGGGCCATTAATTCTGTAACCATCGATAGCGGCGGGGCTGGATATAATATAGCAACTACTACTGCTGAAATTATTGGAGATGGTTATAAAGAAGAAAACCCATATATCATAGATTCTATTACTATAGATGATGCAGGTGATTCATATTCTACTACTCCAACTATTACAATTGCAGAACCATATATTGCTATTGCTTGGACAGCTAGTGCTAATATCCTTGTTGGCACTTATATTAAACACTATAACTCTGCTACACAACGTACAAACTATTACTATGTTATCTCTGGCACACTATTGGGAACATCTGGTCCAACACATACTTCAGGAACTGTAACTAATGGCAGTGCACAGTTGCAGTATGTTGCGTCCCAAGCACTAGCTTCATGCACATTAACTGGAAATGCAATAACTACAGTCACCCTTGACTATGAAGGATATGGATATACAACCACACCTGAGGTAACCACTTCTGCGGGTATTACTAAAGACGACGATTATGCTATAGCTAGTGCATACAATACCGGAGACATATTAAAGTCAGGATTAAAATACTATGAGGTTACTACGGGTGGAACTACTAGTACAACAGCTCCTACTCATACTTCAGGTTCTGCAGCTAATGGCACAACAGTATTGGCATATTTGGGAAGAGATGCAACGCTATCCGCAGATACCACCAAGACTGAAGCAGAGATATCTTTAGAGATTAGCCCAGGAACTGATGCTGTATTTCAAGTAGTTATAACTTCTGCTGGTACAAAATACGCTGAAGCTCCAACTGTAACATTCTCGAATCCAGAAACTTTAGGAGGCACTACTGCAACAGGTACAGCTGCAATAGCATCAGGAGGAGTGTTATACATTACTATAACAGATCCAGGTAATGGTTATGTTGCTATTCCTACAGCAACTATATCTAATCCACAAATCACATTTAATGGTGCTACTGATTTAAATGATTCGACAGAAACAATTTCATACTCTACTCACAGACTAATTACTGGTGATACTGTAACATACTCTAATGGCGGTGGTACATCGATTGGAGGTTTAACTTCAGGTAACACTACAGCTGGTTCATTTATTACAAGCGCTGTTTATATTATCAGAAGTTTAGGTAATACTACACAGTTACAATGGAATACTGCAGCTGGTACAAGCGGAGTTACGTATGCTGTTGGTGATATATTCACAGCCGCTGCCGCCGGAACGGGAACAGGTGCTGCACAAAGGGTATACTACATTATTAGAACTGATGCCAATAGCTTTAAACTCGCTACGACGTCTGCAAATGCTTCAGCAGGAACTGCTATCAACTTAACAGATGGTGTAGGAGATGCTCATACATTAACATCAACAGATGAAGCTGCACTAGGAACTGTCGTGCTCGGTACTGGAGGAGAGATAGTTGGGTATAGCATAGACAATTCAGGTATCGGATATACTAATGCAAATGTTATCATAACTGACTCATCTGGTTCTGGTTCAGGGGCTCAACTATCAGTAGATTTCGATGTTGGTAATGTTAACACATTACAATCGAACGTAGAACTATTAGCTGTGCCAGGATCTATTGAAGCTATTAAAGTAGAGGAAGGTGGTACAGGGTATGGTGCAGCTGTTGTAGAAATCTTAGGAGACGGTCAAGGAGCAACAGCTGAAGCTGTGGTAACTGGAGGTAAAGTTGTAGCTGTTAACATGTTGACTACTGGATCTGGATATACTTGGACCGATGTAGTTGTGACCGGAGGATTGGGAACTGGATGTCTAGCAAGAGCAATCATGTCTCCGTTAGGAGGTCATGGATTCAATGCTGTTGAAGAATTATATGCAAGATCACTACAATTCTACACCGCAATGTCCAAAGACTTAAATCAAGGTTTAGAAATAAAAAATGATTATCGTAAGGCTGGATTGATTAGAAACCTCAAGAAGTTTGGTACTAACCAAAGATTTACAGAAGAGATTGGATCTGGTTGTGTATTAATCACTGGTCAGTTTGATAAATTAAAACTAGAATACGATATGTTGTTACTTAAACAAGAAGCAACAGGACCCAACTATAAAAAATATCGTATAGTAGAATTTAATGATACTCAGATATTATTATCTGTTTTTAATAACTTTAGCATTAACATAGGTGACATTATCGTAACAGACCCAACAAATGGAGGATTAAACTTAAACCCAACAGTACCAGTGTCTACTATTACTGTGGAGAGTGTTTCAGAAAGAACTATTGATCAGTTCTCCGGAGACTTCATATTTTTCAGTGTCAGAGAACCATATGCTCCTTCAGATGATCAAATTATTACAATAAAAACCACTTTAACCTTATAAATATATAAAACATTGAAAGAGTAACCAGATATGTCACTTAATTTTAATATTAATCCTTACTATGACGATTTTGATGAAACCAAGAATTATCATCGAATCCTTTTTAGACCAGGATATGCAGTTCAAGCCAGAGAACTAACACAGCTCCAAACACAAATTCAAGACCAAATCAATAAATTTGGTAAGCATGTATTTGTCAATGGCTCTGTAGTTTTAGATGGAGGAAGATCATTTGAGAATGATATCTTGTCTATTAAATTAGACTCTTCATTTTCTGGAGCATCAGTAGATTATACTAAATTTACTGACACTATCATTACTGGTGCAACATCTGGAACTAAAGCTGTAGTTAAATTAGCTGTAGCAGCTACAGGCACAGATCCAATTACTCTATTAGTTAAAGTTATATCAGGCGGTACATTTACCGCTTCAGAAACTATTACTACAAACTCTGCAGTTGCCATTTCTGCTAAAGTACAAACTACAGATCCATTCAATGATGCTATCATATTCTCTGTAGATGATGGAGTATACTTCATTGATGGCAAATTTGTATACGTTGAAGCCCAAAAAATTGCAGTAGACAAATACACGAATACATCATCTAAGAATATAGGTTTCTTAGTAACTGAGAGTGAAGTAGATTCAGATGCTGATAGTACTTTACTAGATGGCGCACAAGGCACACCAAATTATGCAGCTCCTGGAGCTAATCGTTATGGTATAACATTAACACTAAGAGCAAAAGACTTAGCTACAGAATTAGATAACTTTATAGAGATAGCTCGAGTAGTTGATGGAGACTTAGTAGTTAATAGAGACAAGACAGTTTATTCTGAGATTGGTAAAGAGCTTGCTCGTAGAACATTTGATGAATCAGGTGACTACACAGTTAAGAAATGGCCTATACAAATATTAGACCATCAAGCAACTTCTCCTGATGCAACTAAGTTTACTGTAGCATTAGATCCAGGTAAAGGTTATGTTAAAGGCTATGAGTATGAAACTATCAATCAAGAGTTCTTAACATTAGATAGAGCTAGAGACACAGCTACTGCTACTGGTGTTAACGTTAGTCTTAACTATGGCAATTATTTACATGTTACTAGTGTATTTGGTGTATTCACTACAAATGCTGCATCAAGTCCATATACAAGTGTTGAATTACATAACGTAGTTAGAGGTTCAGTCGCAAACTCAAGTACAAGAATTGGCACAGCTAGAGTTAGGTTCATGAGATGGAGCTCAGGTACCGGTGCTAAGATAGATGATGTATACAGAATGTATCTCTTTAATATCACGATGAGCGGTGGTAGCTTTAAAGACGTAGAGTCTATTGTATATACTTCAGGCTCAGGAGCTTACGTCACAGCTGGTGCAAATATAGATTTACTAAGTAAAGTTGGCGGTTCTAGCGGTGGAGACGTATTCTTATCAGGTCAAGACGTTCCAGGTTTAGTATTCCCACTTTCTAATCAATATATCGATTCTATAAGTTCTGTAGAATATAGGATTCAAAGAACATTACCATTAATATTTAATGGTGGGGTCGCTAATAATGCGTCAGGTTGTCTTTTAGGTACCAATGAACAATGGGTAGGTTCATCTACTGTTAGCGCGGATGATAAGAATACTCATTATCACATCGTATTCAACACTGTATCAGCTGCCGGTGGCACTGGAATGGCTGCAGGTTCTATCTTAGATATGACAGCTGCAGGAAGAACAATTACTATTAGTGGTACACCTAATCAAAGCCATCAAATTACTGTTAATCTAAACGATGGTGCATTTGCAGGTACTGCCACACTTATCGCAAGTATTGATTTAAGTTCACAACTTTCTTCTACTAGAACTAAAACATTATCAGGATATACTAAGGGTGTAATTACAACAAACCTAAATCAAACTTTAGGTGGCAAAGATTTTATCGCAAATGCATCAGGTACTGCTGGTATTTCTGATGTATATGATATTTTAGGCGTATATAATATTGGTAGTGATACAGGATCAACTGTTACTGTTAATAGTACTACTGGTGCTATTACTTGGGGTGCTGTAGCTCGTACAGACGTTACTGCAAATTACACTCTAGATAACGGTCAACGTGCTGAATTTTATGATCATGGATCTTTAGTTCTTACAGGAACTGCTCCAGTAACTAATACAGACAATCTATTAGTTGTTTATAGAAACTTCTCACATACTGGATCTGGATTCTTATCAAGAGGTTCATATGCAATTGACTACGAAGATATCCCAGCATTTACAGATCCATCAACAGGCACAATAACAGAATTAAGAGACGCTATCGACTTTAGACCTAGACGTGATGATGGTGCGACTACACTATCAAATGGTGAAATCCCTGATCCTATCGCAACTATGGAAGCAACATATGATTATTACTTAGGTAGATTTGATAAGATTATAGCTACATCAGATAAACAATTTATTGTTAAAGAAGGTGTTCCTGCGATATATCCATTAGTCCCAGCAGATGAGACAAATGGTATGACACTGTATATCTTAGCTATACCTCCATACACAGCATATGTTGAAGATGTTCAAATCAAATACATTGATAATAAACGTTACACGATGAGAGACATCGGTCGTTTAGAAAAACGTATTAATAACTTAGAGTATTATACTCAACTTTCATTACTCGAAAAACAAGCTAAAGATACTTCTATCCCGGATGCATCAAATCAAGAGAAGTTTAAAAATGGATTTGCTGTAGATCCATTTACTTCGCAAGATATATTTTATGGAAGCCCAACTGCTTGGTCTGAAAGACGCTGGGGTTGGTGGAATGCTTGGTTCAATGGATCTAGCACATGGTCTTTAGCAGCAACTAATTATAATGAAAATTCATTGGCACAAGCTGCTAATATAGACTTTAACGCAGCTATTGATCCTGTGAATCAAGAGTTAAGAGCTCCATTTACTGTAGCATTTAATGCATTTGACACATCTACATTAACAGATACAGAAAAAAATGGAGATTTAGTAACTCTAGAGTATACTGAATCTACAGCTATCAGTCAGTTAGTAGCGACCACTTTTATTAATATCAACCCATTTGATGTTATTAGATTTACTGGCTCTATCGTACTTGAACCAGCATTTGATCAATGGGTAGATACTCAATACTTACCTGCAGTTAATAAGATCGTTGATGTACAAGTTCCAGACGCAGCTGATAGAACTATTCAAAATATTACTGGTAGTGGTAATAGAGTTTCTATCACTAGTTCAACTACTACTATACAAACAAATGTGCTTAGTCAAAATACCACTTCATTAGGAACTAGTGTCATTGATGTACAATACATCCCATTCATTAGAGCTAATACTATTAGAGGCACAGCTAAGACATTTAAACCTAATGCAAGGTTATATCCATTTGTTGAGAATACTAGTGTTACTGCGTATTGTCGCCCATTAACGTTGATAGAAGTTCAAAACCATGTAGGTACTTTATTTGACTCTACACAAGGTGTATATGAATCACTATCAATTAGATCTACAAGTTCTACTGGTACACAAACTGGAACAGCTAAGACTGCAATCTATACACAACCATTAACGACAGATAATACTAAGAGATACCTAACAGTGTTTGATGAGACTGGTACTATATCAGTTGGACAATACGTCGTGTCATTAAATCCTGACAATACAGTTAAAGGTTATGCTGTTATTACGGCTAAAACTACCTATACTTTAGGCAATTCATTAGTGCCTGATGAGTACGGTAATATTGGGTTTGAGTTCCAATTACCAGCTAATACATTTAAGACTGGTGAACGAACATTCAGATTAATTGATAATTCATCAAACGATACCGAAGCTCAAGAGTCTATCGGAGAAGCCAAGTATACTGCAACAGGTACGTTACAAACTAAACAAGAAACTCTATTAACTACTCGTGCTGTACAAAATCAAAGAGTTACAGTACAAACTGGTACAAGATTCTGGGTTGATCCATTAGCACAATCATTCTTAGTTGATCCTACAGCGTATCCGCAAGGATTCTATGTATCGTCAGTAGATATTTGGTTCAGAACTAAATCTTCTACTGTACCTGTTACATTAGAGATTAGAAGGACAATTAATGGTTATCCTGAATCAACAAGATCAATACCATTTGCAGAAGTCATCTTACACCCGGAAGACATAAACATTTCAACTAATGGCACTACAGCTACTACATTTAATTTTGCTAATCCAATTCATCTAAGTCCTGGAGAATATTCGCTAGTCTTAACAGCTAACACTCAAGACTACCAAGTATTCATTTCAGAAGTGGGTCAAACAGAACTAAATGGCACGCAAAAAGTTAATAAACAGCCATACCTCGGATCATTATTTAAATCGCAAAATGCTTCTACTTGGGAAGCTAATCAAAATCAAGATTTAAAATTTGTTATTAGAAGAGCTGTGTTTGCTTCTACAGGTACTGTTGAATTTAATATCGCAGATCCAGTGGCAACTAACTATCATACATTATTCGTTAAAAACTCTACAATATTACCAACTGGAACATCTGTAAATTGGGCTGCTAAAGCTTGGTATGGTGGAAGTTCATTTGATACTGCTTGGGTTCCCATCAACATTAACCAAGATATTAATTTTGGAGAGCTACGCCAATTAGCTGCGGCCGCAAGTACTGGTACTGGAGATCCTAGCTTAAGGTTGCAAGCCACTCTTACTACAAATGATACTGCTATATCTCCAGCAGTTGATGCAGCTGCACTATCAGTTGTGACAGTATTGAACACTATCAATAATGATTCTACTGGTGAAGCTGGATCTAGATTTGGTGGAAACGCTGTAGCTAAATATATCACTAAACCTGTTAGCTTAGCAGATGGATTTGATGCATCTAATTTATGTGTAACTGTAGATATAAACCTACCTGCAGGTACATCAGTGCGTGTTTATTATAAAACACTACCTACGGAGAAAACTACTCCTATAGATGATGAGACTTGGGTACAAATGACTCAAGAAAAATCTGTACCAATATCTACTTCAGCATTTGATTTTAAAGAGTATAGGTTCTTCCCATCAGGTGCGTTTAATAGTTTCGGCGTACCACAAGATAGTCCTATCACTGCTAGGTTTAATGCTTTCCAAATTAAGATAGTAATGTTGTCTTCAAGTGAAACATCTACACCTAGATTAAGAGATCTTAGAATCATAGCATTGGATAGCTAATATGAAGATACGTGTAGAAAATGAATCTTTAGTTAGAGATACTACGACTAATGCTATACTAGAAATGGATACTACGAAATTAAATAAATATAGAGCTATCAGACAAAGCATTAAAGATAGAGAACAGAAGATAGATTATTTAATAGAAAAAATAAATAAATTAGAATCAATTATAGAACGGATGAACGATGGCAACATTAACACTTAGAAATACAAAAGGTACTCCCCTTACTAATACAGAGATTGATAATAACTTCACCAATCTTAATACTGATGTTGGCACTAGACTATTATCTAGTGATTATACTGCATCAGATGTATTGACTAAGATTAAGACTGTAGATGGCACAGGTTCTGGACTTGATGCAGACTTATTAGATGGATTAAATGCTGTATCGGGCGCAACTGGAGCTAGTGTTGTATCAAGAGATTCTTCAGGAAATTTTGCTGCTAATACTATTACTGCTACATTGTCCGGTAATGTCAATGGAAATGTTACAGGTGATGTCAATGGTAATGTCACTGGCAATCTTATAGGTGATGTATATGCTTCAAACGGTACTACTAAAATTTTAGAGAATTCAACTGGTGCTACTGGTGCTAATGCAACATTTACCGGCAATGTTACCGGCAATGTAGCAGGCAATGTAACTGGAAACACTACAGGAACCCATAATGGTGCTGTTGGTGATGTTACTCCAGCCGCTGGAGCATTTACTACACTCAGCGCAGCAGGAATATTTTCAGCAGGTACCTCAGCAGTCTTCGGTGGAACTATTAATACAAATGGTTCTAATGGTTTATCTGGCCAATACTTAAAATCTAGAGGCGCTACTTCCCCTCCAATTTGGGATACTGTATCAGTTAGTTTAACAACACAAGTTACAGAAATACTACCAAAAGAAAATGGCGGTACAGGTTTAACTGGACCAGGTCCATTTGGAGATGTATTATTCTCTGATGGTACTAATTGGGTAAGTGATCGTTTTGTCGTAGTTGCTGGTGATTTAGATAGTGATAAATTCGGAGCATTCCCATCGGATGAACAAGACGGAGATGCTCCTATATTTGCGGCTCGAGCATGGATCAATTTTGATGGTACAAAAGATACCACTAATGCTACATCTACATCAAACACAAATAGATTAATTAGAAGAAGTGGAAACATAGCATCAGTATTAAGGAATTCTATTGGTAACTATACTCTAACATTTAGGACTGCCTTACCTAATGCTAATTATGCAGCTGTAGCCACTGGATTTTTAACTTCTGGTAATGCAGCTATAGTTACTACTGATAATTATACTACTACTACATTGACCATCAATTGTGTAGATGCTAATAATGTTGAAGCAGACTTTTCACGAGTAAATATTGTAATATTTGGATAAGGATTTTAAATGGCAGACTTAACACTACGAAGCATTAAAGGATCACCTCTAACATTAGCAGAGGTGGATGCCAACTTTACTGCATTAAATACCGAACTTGGTACAAAGTTAACTACTACTTCATATAATGCTGCAGATGTGCTTTCAAAACTATTAACTGTTGATGGTGCTAATTCTGGTTTAGATGCAGACTTAGTAGATGGATTAAGTCCAACCTCATCAAATGTTGGCACTAGTTTAGTTTCTAGAAATTCTTCAGGCAATTTTGCTGCAGGCACAATCACAGCTACCTTAATTGGCAACGTTACTGGAAATTTAACTGGCAACGTTACAGGTAATGTTACGGGAGATGTAACAGGTAATGCTGGTGGTTCAGCAGCAACATTAGCTAATACCAGAACAATTAGTATTACTGGAGACGGTTCATGGACCACTTCATTTAACGGATCTGCTAACGTTACTGGTGCATTCACTCTAGCTACAAGCGGTGTAGTTGCTGGAACATATACTAAGATTACTGTGGATGCTAAAGGCAGAGCAACATCTGGTACTTCACTAAGCGGCACTGATGTTACTAATGCTTTAGGTTATACTCCGTGGCATTCAGGCAATGATGGACTGGGATCTGGATTAGATGCAGACTTATTAGATGGATTTGCTTCTGCAACTGCAGCTACTGGAAATACTATAGCATTGCGAGATGCTTTTGGTAATTTAACAGCAACAGTATTTAATGGTACAGCAACGTCAGCTAGATATGCAGACTTAGCCGAGAAATATACTACAGACCAAAAATATCCGGTTGGAACTGTTGTTGTCATATCTGATAAAGAAGATTTTGAATGTACAGCATCAGATTATATAGGACAACACTCTATAGGAGTTATATCAGAGAATCCAGCATTCTTGATGAATTCAGAATCATCTGGTCAGGCAGTTGCTATCAAAGGAAGGGTGCCTGTTAGAGTAATTGGTCCTATCAGAAAGGGAGAAACTCTTTGCGCAGCTACAAACGGTCAAGCTACACTAGGACAAGTTAATCCAATTGCAATCGCGTTAAAGACAGATTTAACACATGAAGAAAAATTAGTGGAGTGCTTTATATTATAACACTTAATGAAGTTGTTGAATTTATTCACAACCCTTTGTCATATAAGCAACATTTAGTTTCAATAATAAATGACAGGGGGATGCAAATCCCCCTTAATCATTCTAGCGAACTATATGAGGATAAGCCTAAGACTATTAAGGTCGAAGGAATGGAACGATATTCTAAAGTAATTTGGGATAAGTGTCGTGAATTGGCTGATGAGTATGGTCATCATGGTCCTGTGACATGTCATGCATTTATAGCTCAAGAAAACTCTCCATCTTTTGGTATGCATACTGATCCAGATGATGTGATCATAGTCTGCTGTGAAGGTAAGAAAACCATGATGGTGAATGGAGCATATATAGTATTAGAAGCTGGAGAACATGTGTATATACCAGCAAATACTCCACACCAAGCGCTAAATGAATATGCAGCATTAACGTTAAGCTTTGGTTTAGAAAACTATTTGAAGGATAAATCTTATAATGAATTGGATGTTTTACCTAAAGACGACTGAGACGTGTAATCTAAACTGTCGTCATTGTTTCACTAATGGTATAAATGGTGCAAAGGTGTACTGGGATCATAATAAAGTAATTGATTGGATCCATAGATTTTCCAATCACGCATCTAAAAATGATACATTACATTGTGAATTTCATGGTGGCGAACCATTTTTAGTTCCTCCATCACAAATGCGGGAGGTCTGGAATAATTGTAAAGATTTATTTACAAATTCCACTTGGGGTGCAACAACCAATTTGGTGTTTAAGTTATATCAAGAACATATAGATTTAATAAAAGGTCCTTTTAATGGTAGAATTGGAACTTCATGGGATCCAAAGATAAGGTTTGATAATAAAAAACAAGTAAATCTTTGGAGAAGTAATGTAAAGACTCTATTGTCTGAAGGTGTAACGATTAAACTGTTTATAAGTGTCACAAAAGATACTATAGCTATAGACCCAATAGTCTTATTAAGATGGATAAGAAGATTGGGAGTTCAAGAGGTATCATTTGAAAGACTGACTAACAATGGGAACGCTAAAAAGTTTCCAGAGATATTTCCATCTAACATCGAACAAGATGCCTGGTTTTTAAAGATGCACCATCAATCTGAAAAATATGGTGCCAGACACTGGTTTGAGAATGATTTTTTAGAAACAATTTATTCTAAGTTTGACACTGGTTTTACTAAAGGTGGCACATTTTGCAGGGATTGTGAAGAAAAGATTTTCACATTAAATGCTGACGGAACGATTTCAGGCTGTCCGAATTCAGCACCAGAATTTCAATTTGGCCATATAGATGATGATATAAATAACCTTATAAATAGTCCTATACGCCTAGAAAATATGGCATGTGAGAGGTCTAGAAACCCATTATGTTACTCATGTGATGTGTTTCAATATTGTGGTGGGGATTGTCACCAATTATCTTGGCAAGATGAGATATGTGGTGCTCCTAAAAGTTTAATGAGAGAGCTTTCTAAGAAAAAAAAGATATTTTCTATAATACATATATAGATAGATAAAGAGGATTTTATGGCAACAGCTGGCACCGTAGTAACAAAACAGACTATCATTGATGATTTTGTTAGTGCTGTAATGGCCCCAGAGCAAAATAGGGCCAGATGGCACTCGGGTAATAAACCAACATATGACTACGCACTTAGTCAATACAATAGCACTCCTTATGTTGGACCATATCCTATCATAGGATTCCATCCTTCGCCCTCTTGGATCAATAATTCAATAGGAGGTGGAAGTGTGGACGTAACAGTTGCTCCTAGTGTTGGTATGACCAATCCTACAGCAGCAGACTTTACAGAAGCAATTACAGCTAGTAACATTGTGTCAGTGCTTAGAAACTATGCTTATCAAACTACGAGAGTAAGATTAGTTAGAGCTGGAATTTATTACCAATATTCTGGTGGTGGACTAGGCACATTTGCAGAGCAAGTTGGTTACGCTCACTTAAATGATACCTATTTAAGAACAAATCCATTAAGTGTTTCAGGTCCTGCTGCTAATGATATCATTACAGCATCTACATTAAATACCTTTTATACTTCATTAAGAATAGCAGCTAACACAGATACTTATGGAGATATCATAGATCTCCGAATTTGCCACACATCATGCCACGCATCGTGTCATGGTTCTAGAGGAAGAAGATAGATGTTTCATTTATTTAACTCGGTTTACTTAAATTTTGATTTTAATTTTGAACCAGCTGGAAAAGACTTTATATTAGCATCAGATATTTATGGCAATAAGCCAATGATAACTGTGCAAAACAATGAAGCTTATGAATCTCAACCAACATTTGAGGATTTAATTAATTATTCATTCAATGGCAGGAAAGAAAATTTATGGAAAGATTTAATTAATAGACCTGCCAAAGTTATTTTATATGTAAAACCTAGTAAATTATATGAATTACAAATTGAATTTTTAAAAAATGTATTTAAATACGCTTCTTGTGAAGACTTATATAAAATCCATGTTTCATTTATTGAAAGTACAAGACTAAGATCATATTACGAAATGTCGGTCAATGACAATCGGAAAAAAATAATATTGGATACTATTCATCCAATGGAATATTCCGCGTTTGAAGATGTGTATGATAAAACAGTTATTTGTGAAACTTTGCAACGCATAGATAAATCTTTATTGTCGTTTGAGTACTTACTTGCTGATTATGTTTATAATCGATCTACAAAATATAAAAGTGCGCTATTATCAAAAATAGAAGTTATGACTTGGGATAATTGGTTAGACGAATTAGAGCAATTAAAATATGAAATCATATTCGGCTCGTTAAATTTAAATATTTTAGATTCTAATTTAAATTTAGACATTGGAACTATTGAATCGCAATTAGCGAATAGTGATACTTTAAAATGGGTAATTGATAGAAATTTTACTCATAATAGAGAATATATTAAAAGAACTTATGATTATCAAATGTTTGATCCGTTGTGGACTCAAATATATGCTATGTATTCTGGCGAAGAAAAAATGGATGATCTTAATCAACTAGTTAACAATGATGAATATGAGAAGCTTCTTTGGAGAGATATTGATAGAGGCTTTGGATGTACATATACTGGCGAAATGTTTAAAGAAAAATCTAATCACGTGTTTGCAACATATTGCTATAATATTGCCCGTTCAAATGATACTTCAGCGCTAGCATCATATAGATTGGATGAATAGCACAACTTCTTAATATTATTAAGTGAATTGTTTATTATAATATGAATATATTTAGTAATGAATTTAATGTTATTTACTTAAGAGTTGTGCAGGGGTGTAATTTAAATTGCACTCACTGTTTTACTCTTGGTAATAAAGATCCTTATATGGTTACTGATCTTAACTATATTGAGGATTTTTTGTCATCCATAAAAGATAATGTTAATCCCCAAAAAGCTACATTTTATATACATGGCGGAGAAACTTTTCTTGCGCCATATTCACATTTAGCTGATGTTAATAAAATAATCAGATCTAAATTTCCTAATATAAGAATGGATATAGTTCCTCAAACAAATCTATTATATACTATAGATGATGAGTTTATTAATTTTGTAAAGACTGAGTATCGATCAACCATTGGTGTTTCTTGGGATGCTGACATTAGATTTGGATCTATTGCAATTAATAAGAAGACTGATCAAGAAAATCTATTCTTTAGCAATTTAAAACAACTTCTTGCAAATGATATAAAAGTTCATATAGCAATTACTGCTCAAAAACATTTGTTAAACTACGATCCTCTTGAGATTGTTAAAATGTTCGATGGTGTTGATTCAATTGACTTTGAGTTATTAACTACATTCGATGAACAAACCAGAAACTTAAAACCCAATAATAAAAAATGGGCTATATGGTTAGAGAAGTTAGTAGATTATTATCAGCATAATAAAACTACATGGTGTTTACCACAAATAGATCTTTTTACAAAGACATTAATTACCGGAAATATGTTCGATTGTAAATGTAATTGTTGTGATAAACGCACTTTTACTTTAAATCCAAATGGTACTGTTGGTTTATGTCCAGATAAAACTTATGTTGAGCCATTTTCAACTACTACTGAAATGAAACAAGATTGGGCTACATTCCAAAATAAGTCACTAGATGTAATGATGAAAAAGTTAGTTGAAATGGATCAACATACTATGTGTTTTGAATGTGAACATTACGATATATGTGGTGGTAATTGTGATGCAAGTTTGTTTGATGAGTCAGATGAATGCCCATTATCTAAAAGTGTTATAAGTAAGATTAGAAATAATAAAGAAGTTTTTATAAAACTATATGAAGACAAAGCTAAAAACAATTTAACTGAATTAAGGAATAATTATGAAATATATTGATACAATTGCACCTATTCCAATTGACTGTATTAAAGAGTATTTTAAAGATAAAAACATAATGTTTTTAATTGACTATGAAAATAGTAAACTTCAAAACAAAATCTTTTTAACGTATTTGTCAAATCTTGACGTTCCATGTGATCTTAAATTGGATTGTTTAAGCAAAGAAAAGAAGTTAGCTTTATTAGAAGCGTATTTAGATATTAAAAATATTACTAATGTTCCTGCTTTGAACATCATGATGGCGCAAGTTATTTTACATATGATTGGATCCGATCCGTCATTGTTATTTAAAACATTATCTCTTACGGCCGAAGAGTGTGATACATTCATAGAAAAAAATAAATCAGACATTGAAAGATGGTTGATCTTTTTAGATTCAACTATGGTTTTCTTAATCTATTCTTATAAAGATTTAAATGAGAAAATTAAAGTAGAAGAAACTTTTCCTATTATTGATGATGAAAACTTTGTTGGTTTAAACGTTATTAATCTATTAAAGATTCCTGCATTCTTAGAACTTTACTTTGGCGCAGATAAATCAGTAGCATTATACTATTTTAAACGACACTTTGAAGTATATATGTTTAAAGGTAAATCATTTTTTGAATATTATAATAACGAGTGTAATGCATTCATTCCATTACTTAAACAACTAATTTCAAAAGAATTACCATTAACTCCTCCAAATTTCGAGATTTAATATGGATGCATATTTAGCTTCTGGAAGTTTAAATGAATCTAACACATTCTATTTTAATTTAAACTTTGAATTCTTAAATGGATGTCAGTTTAATTGTAAAGGTTGCCATGTAAATAAAAATGGTTCTGCTGCAATTAACGATGAGAGTTATCTTCAACTAATGAAGATAATGAACTCTTTCACACCTGAAAATTCATACAAGCCTTTTATTGCATTCATTGCACCAACTGATTTTTTATCAGCAACTAACACATATTCCGTTTTAACTGATAAACGTGTTATTGAGATCTTGAATAAGTTTAAACGTATCTCATTGCAGACGACTTATTTAAGCATGGACAAAGCAAGTTTAGTTGCAGACGTTTTAAAACAGCATTATTCAAATATGGAACTGGAGATTAATGTCATAATTGAACCAGATAAAATAGAAAATCAAAAATATTTGGAAGTTCTTAAAACTCATCAAGACAAAATGATAAAATTATTGAATTGGCCTACTAAAGTTAGGTCATTTGGTATCATGAATGTATATGATTATGATAGTACTAAACTTGCACACATCCTAAAAGATTATGATTACTTACATCAAAAGGTTAAACATCTTTTTGAAACTACCATAGATTTTAATTTTTCTCTTGGGAGAAAAGACTCTAGTTTAACTAAAGAAGAGTTTGAATCAGCCGCTATGAGAATTAAAAATATGTTTAATACTTCTTTGGTTTCTACGGAAAAATCTGGTTATTTAAGATTTTCATTTGGTAGATTGAATGATTCGCTAGTGGAAAGACAGTATAATTGGAAAAATGGTGAATTTTATTATTCACCACTGTTATATGAAAGATATGTTTCTTTCGTAGACGAATTAAAAATGCCAATTAAAGATTATAATGCCAAAGAATTTGAACAATTCGAACAAGATATTCAACTGCAACAATATTTGAATGTTGGGGATAAAACAGAATGTGGAGATTGCTCAATGTTAGGATCTTGTGTAGATAGAGGAATACTACATCTTATGGATATTCATGGAATAAAAGATTGTTTGGTAGCCAAAGACGCCATGTGTGTAGTTAATGCCATGGGCACATTACCGTATAATGACTAACTTAATTGATTTGGCATATATTGATGATGTCGAATATGCTAAAATGATTTTATCTTCTGGTGATTACTTTCCGGGATTCTATAGATTTACTATGGGCACAAGGAAGTATGATTCTGGACAAATGACTATTAGTGGTCTATTAAAAGCATATTTTAATCAACCTTTATCATATGGTGATTTAATGAATTATCCTTGTAAAAGATTGAATGAACTTGATGATAGATTAAAAGGCAGATCTGATTTAGCAATTTATGAATTACTAGATGAAAAATATAAATCATGGATGCTCCATGCAAACCAATACGATTTAGTTCTATTAGAAAAAAATAATTTAAAAGATTTACAAGTTGATACTACATACTTCTTTATGGGAGCTTTAATACATTTTACCAAAGATTCTATATTATTGGGCTATGATGATTATAGAAAAAGCACAGTAGAAACTATCAATGTTCCTTTCACATTTGTAAAAGAATACGTATCAAGCATTTATGAAAACTTTAGTGATCTATTCATACCAGCAGAAGTTATTGGTACTATAATCATAAATGAAATAGTGTCAATAGATCTAAACCTTGAAAAGCTTTTAACGACAGATAATAGTAATATAGTTTTTGGCTCAAATAGAGATGTATCAAAGGACCTTTCTATGCGATGGGCAAAAGACATTTGTTTCTCTGAGATTTTATAATGAATGATTTTATTCGCAATAGCAAACCCATAACTTCTTGCACTATAACCAAAGTTAATTTAAATGGTGATGCAAAGATTGAGTTTGCGCATTTTAAAGAAGCAAGATATGATATATCATTCATAGTAATTTATGAATATAATTCTGAATATTATTATCCTATGGCCTTAGAATATCGTCTAATAGATAATAATATATTATATTTGACTGAAGAGCTTGGAATCAAAACTGCAAGTGAACTTTTTAAAGTACTAAGTTCTTCCATGGAAAAGGAAGAAAAATGGACTAATGAGTTTAAACTAGCATTAGTGCATTTAAGAAATAAACCAAATAGATGTTTTAAACTTAATAATTTTATCGTCGATGACGTAGATATCACACACGTATATGAGTAAATTCTTTAAACATGCATAATTCATATGAGCGATATGGCGATCCGCATAAGTTAGTAGAATTTAGGATGATGATTCTAAATCATTGTTCTATGGATTGTCGTGGGTGTTTTTATAAAAAGACTGATAATAATTTTAATGATTTTTCTTCTGCATACAACCTAGCAAAAGATCTTGTAGCAAATGATTATAAGTTGGAGACATGTTATTTGCTTCCAACTGATATTTTTGACAATCCAGATAATTATCTCTTATTACACAATGAAGATTTTAAGAATACATTAAAGATGTTTTCATATGTTGGAATAGCATCGACAATAGAGACTGAATTTGACCATTCATTTTTTGAACTTGTAGATTCCATAAGCAAAGACCTAAAGATAGAACTTCAAATTAATCTATTAATTGCTAAGTTATTTGATGTAAATTATCAACTAATTATAAAAAGTAGAATTAAGGCAATTAAAGAAAAATATAAGGATAGAATAGTAATTAATCTTGCTATCAATACTGGATTTAAATTAAGCAAAATCGAAAAAGAAAAATTAAAAGAATTAATTAGTTTTTTATCAGATGATGAAATTGTAGAATTAAATTTTACATTTTTATATAATAAAGAAATAAAATTTGATAAGAAGAAAAAAATGCTAGAAGAAAGCATTAGAACAATCAATGAATTTGGAGACTTTTATGAATCTAATGAAGAGTTTAAAATTAAATATAACAATAGAACTTTGTTGAGAAAACCGGCTTTTTCTTTTGTTGGCAATCCAAATAGAATATATCTTAATCCAATTATTCCATTTGACGAATATGTGTATATTGATGATGAACAGTATTTGGTAAATGGATCTACATACGATGCATTTTTAAATACATATGGTCAATTACAAGACATAAATAATGTAATATTAGATAAGTGCGAAGATTGTAATCATCTTACTCAGTGCTTGGGTAAGGGTTATTTTTTAATAGCAAACAAATTTAAGCTTAAATGCTTTATGGATATGGTGTATGAGTGAATTCCTAAGACATGTTTTAAAAGATAAAATGCCAGACTCAACTGAGATTGAGTTACATCTATTTGAGTTCTGTAACTTGAGTTGCGCTTTCTGTGGGCAAGATCACGACTCTATAGAAGGTATGAACACTATCGAGGAAAAGGCTTTACAAGTTATAGACTTTATGAAAAAGTCTAATATGAATAGCCACATTGTTAATATTATGGGTGGTGAAATATTCAATGATTTAGTACCAGATGATACATTTGAAAGCTATATAAAATTTTATAACACTATCAATTCTTGGTGTGACGACAATAATCATACGGTAAGATTCAATTGGGTTACTAACTTAATATTCTTAAAATCACAACGCGTAAAAGATTTTATTAATACATTAAGGGCTATTAAACCTAATTCATATATTTCAACTTCATATGACTTTGCTGGCCGTGGATTGAATTTAAATCGAACAGTACAATTTGAACACAACATTAAAAGCTTTAAAGATATTATTACAGTAGTTGGATTTGTATTAACTAAACAAGCAATTAAAAGGATATTAACTAGGACTGATAAATTCTTTAAAGATTATCTTTATGAGAACTATACACTATACTTTGATTATTATGTTCCAGAAGCAAATGCAGAAAAAATGATGCCAACTGAGCACGAAATGTTGGACTGCATGTTATTCATTGCTAAAAATTACCCTGAGATATATCCAATAAAAGATCTTATTGTTAATGAACGAAATAAGATGACTTGTTACTCCATGAATAAGACGACAATACTCCCAAGCGGAAGAGAAGTCACATGTCGTTATATCAATTATGATCCTGTGACTTTCATAAATAAGATTGACTACAAATCAAATAGTAATATTATCCAATCACATTTAGATAGAAACCAATGTTTATCATGTAAATGGTTTGATCGTTGTCAGTTTAGATGTTTTGTTCAAGCTGATTGGGCAAAACTAGAAAGAACCCAGGACTGTCTATTTAGAGAGTTCTTTAATAGAATGGATAGTGAGAATCTATTACAATATGGATCTAATAATAAAACCAACTGAGAAGTGCAACTTTAAATGCACATTCTGTTCTAGCACTCATATTACTGATGATAAAACTGCCGAATTAGATCTCCAGTATATCTTTGATTTCTTAAAAAGATTTCCAGAAACCAATACAATTATTGTTAATGGTGGAGATCCATTAATGATGGATCCAGAATACTATTGGAAAATCATTAAGTACTTAGATGATAATAGTCTAAGCACATCTATTTCTTTCACAAGTAATCTTTGGCCGTTTTATAAAAATCCAAAAAAATGGGTTGATCTGTTTAGACATCCACGAATGGGCATTACTACATCATTCCAATATGGTGGTGGAAGATTGAAGGGAGATCTTACTGAGTTTAGTGAAGAAGACTTTTGGGCAGTAAGTGATATGATGCTTGAGAAAGTTGGATATAGACCTGGATTTATATCAGTCATCACAGAAGAAAATGAACACTTAGCTATTAAGAACGTTGAACTTGCTAAGAAGATGGGTGTTGAGTGTAAACTAAATTACGCAATGTCCTCTGGGCCTCCTGTCAAATTTCGTAATATCATGATGGGTCAAGAAGGTAAGCCATACGTGTTATCTAAAGTGTATGAGATTTATGTTAAAATCTGGAAACTTGGGTTGACAGAGTGGGAATACAACACTAAACAAATGATTGTTAGACTGAAAGGTCTCGGCACAACATGTCCTCAAAATAGAGAATGCGATGGAGGCATTAGAACACTCCAACCATCTGGTGATTATTATTCATGTGGGGCTTTTGGCGACGATAGATCTCATTCCATAGATTTCAAGTCTGAAATGAATGGTGATAAAGTTTATCCATTAAGATTTGAACCAGAATTACAATCACTAAAATCTTCATGCTATTCTTGTCCAATGTTCTCTATTTGTAATGGCTGTAGAAAAACAATTAAAGATCTAAAAGACTATGAATTGGTAGAAGATCATTGTTATAGAATGAAACAATTAGCTCCAGATATAATTGAGGCCAATGGATTGACTAACGAACTACAACCTACTCCATATGTTCAAGAATATTAAAACTGAATACGTAGTAAAGTCTGAATATAAACAATATAGACAACAAAAATCTTACGAAGAAGAGATTATTAATCGTTGCCCAAATAAAAAACATAAAGATGGGCGTATTTATTGTACAACAAACGATGGAAAATATATTGCTGTTGTTGTTAGTCCATATCACAAAGACTTTAGAACGCAAATAGAAGATGGTGTTTGGCCAATCATCAAATCACTGCAAGATAAAGGTTATCTAACAGTAAGTTCTTGTGCTGGTCATGTAGATCCATGGAAAGAGTTTTATTTTACATTAGCGTTTAATACACAAGAAAATGCACGTAAGTTTATAAATGATGTGCCAAGCGAAGACATCATATTTAAAGAATATGAATCGCTATCAAATATTAGTCAATATGGATCTGATGAATATAGGCGTATAGAAGATAATGAAAAGAATAAATTTAATGAAGTACGTGATATGAACATTTCTCTATTTCGCAACTATGATAACTACCATTACGTTAGGATAGAATTTAACCACAGTAAATATAAATTATGGTTCAATCCATTTAATATATTGGGGCATCATAGTTTACACAAGAAAGCAATTAAACAATTTGAATCTTGGAAAAACAATCTGCAAGAACATATTGAAACTAAACTAGATTATTATGATGCGTAAAATTAACTTATCAATCAACCCTTGGTATTACTGTAACTTTAAGTGTGACTTTTGCTACTTAACTAAAGAACAATTGGACGACAAAACTCTATTAGATTTAAGAGTATTAGAAAAGAGACTTGATGAAGTTTTGTCTGTTGATGAGATTGGCGGGATAGATTTATATGGCGGAGAGATAGGATTATTACCTGAAGATTATGTAGAAGAACTATGTGCTATAGTTAAATCACGTGGCATTAATGATATAAACATAATCACTAATTTAAGTATGGTGAATAGAGTTATAACCAACCCAGATTTATATGTATCTGTTAGCTATGACTTTGAATGTAGAGAACAATATGATCGTGTATGGGATAATATGTTTGCTCTTAATAATCCATTTTCTATATTAATCTTAGCCAGTAAAGATCTAATAAATAAAGATGTAGGTGAGATGATATCTCAGTTAAACCTATTAAGTAACTTAAGTTCTGTAGAGATTAAACCGTATAGTATCAACCAAGCAAACTGCCACTCCGTCAGCCATAAAGACTTTGAGTTATTTGTACAAAAATGGTTAGATAGTGATATACAAATGAGGTTTGAGTTTGTCAATGAAAAGAACATTCAAGCCACTTTGGATGGATCTCGTAATGCATTCAGTAATGATCATGTATACATTACTCCAACTGGACAATTTGCTGTCCTTGAGTTTGACCTAAATGATAAAGAATACTTTAAGACTTTAGACTCAATACAAGAGTATAAAGATTGGGCACTAAATGAACCTAATAATATAAGTCATATATGTAAGTCATGTGATTATTATGGTAAGTGTTTGACAGAACATTATCGTTATGTTAAAGACTTAGATAATGGATGTAATGGATATAAAGGACTAATTGATTGGTATAAACATGGAAGATTGGAAAATAAGGCAAGAACTCTATCATAGACTAAATACCGTCCATGATGATGACTTAAATGATAAAGATATAGTCATCACAGATAACATAGTGACAGATGCTGTGAGATACTTTAAAGAAGATAACTTAGGTTGGATATATCCATCTAAGAGCTATATGGTTGCCATATGTTATGCTAGATGGCTATCAGAAGAGTTTGGCGGTAATCCTATTGACTACTTAAATGATATAGATTTACTATTTGGGAATGATCCGTATTTTGTAACGTATGATGAAGACCCTACAGCTTATAATCAAATATTAGGTTGTATAGGCGGATGGCAGTTTAATCAAAATATAGGGTATGTTGCTGATGTTAAAAAGTATTTTGTAGAGGAATTTATGATAAATGTCTAACAAATCCAATAGACTTTTATATACTAGATCATAGAACCTAACTCAATCCGATTATAAATAATAGATATGGCAGCTATAACTAATTTTTACATAGACACGGGATCCACATTTGGAGCCGTAATCACAGTTAAAGGATCTGATGGCCTGCCATTAAACTTGACTGGATTCACAGTCACATCATACATCAGAAAATCTTATGCATCAAGGACTCACATTGACTTCAATGCTGAGGTATTTTCTATTACTGGTGGACAGGTTCGCGTGTCATTGACAGACGAACAAACAAACAATATTAAACCTGGTAGATATATGTATGACATTGAGATACAGAATTCTATCGGAGAAAGATTAAGGGTGTCAGAAGGTATCATCATCTTCACACCACAAATTACAAAGCCGGATCCGGCATAAAGGAATAAGAAGTGGCAGATATTTACGCAGAAGTCACCGCGGTTGGTATACAAGGTTTATCAGCTGGAGCTACTGTTGCAATTGATGGAGCTACAGGCCCTCAGGGTGCAAGTGGTATTTCAGGATCTACAGGTCCTCAGGGAGCAAGCGGTGCTTCAGGCCCGCAAGGATCGCAAGGTGCGTCAGGTATTTCAGGAGCATCAGGTTATGTAGGTCTTGATGGTGCGACTGGTGCACAGGGTGCTAGTGGTGTACAAGGCGATCGTTATCACACGTCTTCATCTTCCACGTTTACAATCGGTGGATCTGGCACAGTAACAGTTATTACTGATGATTTAGACCTTGATTATTCAACTGCACAAACAATCATCTTAGCTTTCAATGCTAGCAATCATCAACACGGTAGAGTCACATCATATAACCCAGCAACAGGTCAATTAGTATTCACTAAGACTGATGCGTCAGGTTCTGGTACATACAGTTCATGGGAAATTAATCTTGATGGCGCTGTAGGTGTACAGGGAGCATCAGGAGCTACTGGTCCAACTGGAGCACAAGGTGCATCAGGTATTTCAGGTGCGTCTGGCTATATTGGTTCGGACGGTGCAAGTGGAGCGACTGGTTTAACTGGCGCTACTGGCTTTGGTCTAGTCGAAACAGTATTTACTACATCAACCACAGATAAAGTAGTCATAGAAGTAATTGATCCTGCATTATATAGAAGCGCCAAGTATGAGATGCAACTATCTACATCATCATTATATCAAGCAACCGAGTTACGATTATTAATAGATTTACCTAACGTGTTCTTAACACAATATGCTACCATAGGTGATCCAATCGGTTTGTTTGAAGCGTACTACTCACCTGCAATTAATGACTATACATCACCTGCAATTAATACTGGTGGTGTATCATATTGGAACAATACTTCTGTCCGAGTCTACACTACAGACTCTAATGTCATCTTAGGGTTATTATCTGCTGAAGACGGAGAAGTATTTACATTAAACAATGGAGCTACAACGTTTACATTAAATGGAGCATTCACTGAAGTTTCAACTGGAGTTTACGGAGCTTCTACTATAGAGACTAGAACTCCAACTCTATTAATCAATCGTATACAATGGGCTGGATCAGGAGATATTGAGTTAAGGTTTACACCTGATCATGCAGTAACTACTTTAAAATATTTACGAACAACTATAGCGGTTTAAAATTTAAGTATTATAAATAATAAAATAAAGCACTAACACCATCAAGGAGATATCACTGTGGCAACCAATAATTCAAAATTTGTAGTAAAGAACGGGCTTTCTGTAGGCAATGGTGCCTCAGGACCAATAGACGTCATAGACGCAAATGGTAATTGGATAGGATCTCAACTCCCTTCTGGTGCCACTGGTGTACAAGGCGCAACTGGCTCACAAGGTGAAGTAGGTGCTACTGGTTCACAAGGTCCTGTAGGTGCTACTGGTCATACGGGAGCTTCAGGTATTCATGGTGCTTCAGGTGTTCAAGGTGCTTCTGGTATTACAGGTAATGACGGTGCAACAGGTATCCAAGGAGATACAGGAGCTACAGGTTTAACAGGTGCAACTGGTGTAGATGGTGCAACAGGTGCTCCAGGTGCTACTGGTTATAACGGTGTAGATGGAGCCACTGGTCCTCAAGGTGATCAAGGCGCATCAGGTGCTACGGGCATCGATGGTGCAACAGGTTTAACAGGTGCTACTGGTGCTGACGGCGTTCAAGGCGATAGATACTCAACAACATCAAGTACTGCACTCACACTAACAGATTATGACGTAACTGACACACTCACATTAACGGTAGAGACTGGATTAGCTTATACAAATCAACAGTCAGTGATGGTAGCTTCAACATCTAACCCATCTAATTACATCATAGGTTACGTTTCAAGTTATAATTCAAGTAACGGATCATTAAGTATAATCGTTACAAATGATACAAACACAAATGGTACAGAATACAGTTCATGGCAAGTTAACTTAGAAGGTTCTGCTGGTACACAAGGTGCATCAGGTATCCAAGGTGCTAGCGGTGCAGTAGGTGATACTGGCGCGACTGGTCCAACCGGTGCTACTGGTCCTCAAGGTGATCAAGGTGCTTCAGGTTCAACAGGTTTAGATGGTGCTACAGGTGCACAAGGAGATTTCGGTGCAACAGGTTCTACTGGTCCTATAGGTGCAAGTGGAGCGACTGGTTTAACTGGTGCGACAGGTCAAACTGGTGCTACAGGTTACACTGGTGCTACTGGAGTACAAGGTCCTGATGGTGCGACTGGTCCAACCGGTGCTACAGGTTCTCAAGGCGAAGTAGGTGCAACTGGTCCTCAAGGTGATCAAGGTGCTTCAGGTTCAACTGGTTTGACAGGTGCTACAGGTATCCAAGGTGCATCAGGTATCACTGGTGAAACTGGTGCAACTGGTCCAACTGGTGCTACAGGTATCCAAGGTGCAAGTGGTTCAACTGGTTTAACAGGCGCAACTGGTGAAACTGGTGCAACCGGTGTTCAAGGTGATGCAGGTGCAACTGGTTATCAGGGTGTTGATGGTGCGACAGGTATCGATGGCGCTTCAGGTGTAACTGGCGCGACAGGCCCTCAAGGAGAAACTGGTGCGACAGGTATCGATGGCGCAACAGGTTTAACTGGTGCAACAGGTATTGCGGGTGCAAGTGGTGCAGACGGTGATACATATGCAACTACATCAAGCACATCATTCTCTATCGGTGGATCTGGAAGTCAAACAATCACAGTAGGTGCTAATTTAGATTACACTGTTGGTCAATCAATCGTAGTAGCTTATGATGTTAACAACTTCCAAGAAGGTACAGTATCTTCATATAGTGGCACATCATTAGTATTTGTTAAAACAACTTCAACCGGTTCAGGTACATATAATTCTTGGTCAGTTAACTTAGATGGTGCGCAAGGTGTTCAAGGTGCTTCAGGTATCACTGGCGCAAGTGGAATTCAAGGAGAAACTGGTGCTACTGGCCCGCAAGGAGAAACTGGTGCAACAGGTCCTCAAGGAGATCAAGGTGCAAGTGGTTCAACTGGTTTAACGGGTGCAACTGGAGCTCAAGGAGAAACTGGTGCAACAGGTCCTCAAGGTGAGACTGGTGCTACTGGTCCTCAAGGAGAAACTGGTGCAACTGGCCCAACAGGAGATCAAGGTGCTTCAGGTGCAACAGGTATTCAAGGTGCTACAGGTGCTGGCTTATTAGTAGATGCCGAATCATTAAGCACAACTACTCCAAACCAAACTATTGATACATACGCTATCTCATCATATAGAACAGCTAAGTATATCATTCAAGCTACACATAGTGGAAATGTTCATTCAACAGAAGTTATCGTTACTACAAACGGTACTGATGTTGCTATTACAGAGTACGCGACGATGTATTCATCATCAAGCTTGATGACAGTAACTGCTGATACAAATGGGACTAACGTATATGTTAAAGTGTCACCAGTAAATACTAGTACTCAAATCGACTATGTAAGAGAATCAGTAATAGCTTAATAAGAATAATCTGGGAGATTACACGTGGCAACAAATGATATAAAATTTAACGTCAAGAACGGCCTAGCAGTAGGCTCTTCCGGGTTTGAGGTCATCAATTCTAGTGGCGAATGGGTTGGTGCTTCAGGTGCTGGTCAAAGTCCATACGGAGCTACTGGTCCTCAAGGTCCAGCTGGTGCAACGGGTCCAACAGGAGATTCTGGTGCAACAGGTATAGAAGGTGCTTCAGGTTCACAAGGTCAACAAGGTTCAACTGGTTATCAAGGTGAAGAAGGATTAAACGGTGAACAAGGATTAACTGGAGCTACCGGTTCGCAAGGTCCAGTAGGAGATACTGGAAATACAGGTGACGCTGGTCAACAAGGTCCTCAAGGATCTCAAGGTGAAGACGGTGCTACTGGTTATACTGGAGCTACAGGTTCACAAGGTATTGCTGGAGCTAGCGGTGCTTCTGGTATCGATGGAGCAAGTGGTGTAACTGGTGAAGTAGGTGCTACAGGTTCTCCAGGTCTACAATTCAAATCTACATCATCAACTACATTCACATTAGGTAATAGTGGAACACAAACAGTTTATACTAACGAATTAGGATTAAACTATTCTGTTGGTATGCCAATCATATTAGTTGATGGCGGTGGTGATCATCAACACGGTACAGTCATATCATATAATTCAGGTACCGGAGAATTACAATTTACAAAAACTGATAGTAACGGTACAGGTTCTAGAAGTTCATGGAATATTAACGTAGCAGGTTCACCTGGTCCAGAAGGTGCGACTGGTGCACAAGGTGTTATTGGTGCAACTGGTGAAACAGGTGCTACAGGATCTGAAGGTCCTCAAGGTGATACCGGTATTCAAGGTGCAAGCGGTGCTGATGGAGATCAAGGTCCAACAGGTGCTACAGGTGCCCCAGGTGCAACAGGTCCAGAAGGTCTTATCGGAGAAGATGGAGCTACTGGTCATACAGGTGATAACGGTCAACACGGTGAGATAGGTCAAACTGGTGAAGACGGCGCTACAGGTATTGAAGGTCCACAAGGTCCGACTGGTGAATCAGGTGCAACTGGAGTAACAGGTGCTACAGGTGAACAAGGTATTCAAGGTGCTAGCGGTGCAGACGGAGATGTTGGTGAAACTGGTGCCACAGGTCCTGAAGGTAATCAAGGTCTTACCGGTGCAACAGGTTTAACTGGTGAACAGGGTGAACAAGGTCCTGAAGGTAATCAGGGCTTTACTGGTGCAACCGGTCCAACAGGAGAAATCGGTGCGACTGGCCCAACTGGAGACGTAGGTGCTTCAGGTTACGACGGTGCAACTGGTCAACAAGGTGTAACTGGTTCTCAAGGTTTAGATGGTGCAACGGGTGCCACAGGTACTCAAGGTATTGATGGTGCATCAGGCCCAACAGGTTCTACAGGTACTGATGGTGCTACTGGTTACCATGGTTTACAATTCAAAGCAAACGCATTAGGTAATTGGTCAGTACAAGCTATAGGTCAAACTGTAACTGCTGTTACATTAGATACTGATCCAGATACAGGTAATGGTACATACAACTATTCAGTTGGTCAAACCATTATCATGGCTAAAGATATTAACAACTATATGGTTGGTACTATCACAGCTACTGATGGAACATATATTGATTTTAATGTAACTAAGTCAGTAGGTAGTGTATCTAACGTTAGTGGTTGGGTTATTAACCTTGATGGTGCAGTCGGTCAGATTGGCGCTTCAGGTTCAACTGGCTTAGACGGTGCAACTGGTGTAGTAGGTCTTGATGGTGCGACTGGAGTAACAGGTGCTACAGGTGTGCAAGGAGTTCAAGGTGCAAGTGGCGCAGATGGAGTTCAAGGTCCAGACGGTGCAACTGGTGTAGTAGGTCTTGATGGTGCAACTGGTGTAACAGGAGATCAAGGTGCTACAGGTGTAGTAGGTCTTGATGGTGCGACTGGCCCAACTGGAGACGTAGGTGCGACAGGTTATGCAGGTGCAACTGGTATTACATTCTTAGCATCAGGCTCTACAGGATTATCTGGCACATCACAACAAACTATCGACGTATTTGCCGCAAATGATTTAGGTACAGCAAAATACTTGATTCAAGGTGTAGATGCAAGCGGTAACGTACAAGTTACAGAAGTCATATTCACACACAATGCTTCAGGCGTATACATTACAGAATACGCTACATTGAACTTAGTAGCCGGTGCAAGTGGTGCTACTGGATTTGATTTCAACGGCGACTTAATGTCATTATCTGGTACAGAAGATTTACAAACAGGTTCTGGTACAATTGATTTAACGGATGATGATTTAATGTCAATGTCTGGAACTGAAGATTTAATGTCTGGTTCTGGTACAGAAGACTTAGAGTTAGAGGTATAACGTAAAGGAAAAATAAAATGGCAGTATTCTCAGCGACAGCGACAACCAATGGGACTGTAGTATCAGTCAAGATAACTCCAACTTCTGCTGGATCCACAGCTATCAAGTGGCTTCGTCAGGGAGTTAAAGCCCGTATTGGTGGTACCACTGTTACAAGTAATGGTACATCACAGTTCCATTCATACACTAATGCAGATAATGGTGCTATCCCAGTCGGTAAAGCTTATCTATATGTTGGTGAGTTCTGGTATGATACTATTGACTTTAGCTCATTAGTTGGCCAAAATATTACCGTGGATACTGCAGGTGTAGGTCCACAAAACCCAGCTGAAGGCAATGTAGATAGTTGGGACGGAAGCACATTGATCGTTACTATAGTAAGTGGTTCATTTACTAATAGGACAAACCTTGATAAGATCACATATGGGTACTAAGTGAGACTTTATTCATTATAAATAATATATAACAGAATCAGATTTGATTGAAGTTTTGTAATAGCTTAAACTAATTAACAAATTTTCGGAGTAAAAAAATGGCAAAAACGCTACAACACAGAAGAGATACCACAGCAAACCTAGCATCAGTTACAGGTGCAGCTGGTGAGATTTTTTACGATACAACTAAAGATACACTTGTTGTCATGGATGGATCGACACCTGGTGGATATCCGCTAGAAAAAGAAGGTGCTGGTACTGGTGCAACTGGTGCTGCTGGTGCTGCTGGTGCAACTGGTGTTGCTGGTGCAACTGGTGTAGGTGCAAATGGAGCTGATGGTGCTACTGGTGTTGCTGGTCCAGAAGGTGCTCCTGGTGCAGCTGGTGCAACTGGCGTTGCTGGTCCAGAAGGTGCTCCTGGTGCAGCTGGAGCTACAGGTGAACAAGGTGCTCCTGGTGCTCGAGGCGCAAGTGGTGCAACTGGTACTGCTGGTATAAATGGTGCGACCGGTGTTGCTGGTGCTTCAGGTGTTGGCGGCGGCGCTGCTGTATTTAATCAATGCGGCACACGAAACATCACTAGCTGTCTAAGTGGCAATGGTGGTAGTGGCAATGATAACTTCTTTGCGGGTGGTAATGCTGGTAATGCAAATACTACTGGTCAGAATAACACCTTCATTGGTAGATATGCTGGTTGTTCTAATACTACTGCACGTCACAATGTATTCCTTGGATTCCGTGCTGGTGCTGCAAATACTACTGGTTGGAGCAACTTCTTTGCTGGATTCTGTGCTGGTAATACACATACTACTGGAAGCAATAATTTAGCTATTGGTTTTTATGCTGGTGCCAACCACACCACTGGCACAGGTAATATCTTTGTTGGTAACTGTGCTGGTTGTGCTACAAGTTTTGGAAGTTACAATACATTCTTAGGTGATAGAGCTGGATCGACCAACACTACTGGTTGTCACAACTTCTTTGTTGGCCAAAGCTCAGGTCGAAATAATACTAGTGGCTGTTATAACTTCTTTGCTGGCCGATTATCTGGTTCACAGAACTCTACTGGTAATCACAACATTTTCTTTGGTCAATGTGGAGGTTACAACAATACTGCCGGAAGCTGCAACTTTATCGCGGGTAGATACGCTGGTCGTGGTAATACGACTGGAAACGGTAATACATTTATTGGAGCTTGTGCTGGTCAGTGTAGTACTGGCGGTGCATTTAATGTATTTTTAGGTGTATCTGCTGGGCGTTGCAATGGGTTTGGAGGTTATAACTTTGTGGCGGGTCATTGTGCAGCAACAAATGCATGTGGTTCTCATAATATTGCTGTAGGTCAATTCGCTGGTTGTGCAGCTGCTTCTAATGACAATGTATTCTTAGGTCGTTGTGCTGGTAGATCAAATAATATAGGTAGCAACAACATTGCTATAGGTCAAAACGCAGGACAAGCTGTAACAAATGGTGGTCACAATATATTCCTTGGCGCATATGCTGGAAGATTGACTGAACAATTTGGTGGTTATAACATTGCTATAGGTCAAAATGCAGGATGCTGTAATACTACTGGATGTAACAACTTGTTCTTTGGATGTAAAGCTGGTACATGTGCTGCAGCAGGTTTATGCAGTATTACTACTCAGTCTAACTTCATCATTATGGGTAACTCTGCGCATTCATGTGCGTTGATTCAAACCGGATGGACAACAATATCTGATATACGAGATAAATGCATATTTGGAACAGTCCCACATGGTCGTGGTTTCTTACAAGGAATTAATCCAATTACCTTTGCATTTAAAGATAGACAAACTGGTTGTTTAACAGATCCTGAAGGTAAACGACGTTATGGTTTCTCTGCTCAAGAGATATCTGAATTAGAAGGAAATTCTAAAGTTATTGCTTCAGCGGATAATCCTGATAAACTAGTGTTAACATCGGATTATTTAATTCCAGTTTTAGTAAATGCTGTTAAAGAGCTTTCTACTGAAATAGATGCATTAAAAGCAAGGGTTGAAGCTTTAGAAGCATAATAATTGTACTTAAATTAGGAGATCATATATAATAGTATATGATCTCCTTTTTTATGCTTTGTTATAAAATAATTGTATTATAAATACAATATGATGTATAATCATATCATAAACTAAATTATATCTTTGAGTATATTATGAAAAAAATATTAATAGCTACACCATGTTTAGATCAAAAAGTTGATGCACATTTTGTTCACAGTCTTTGTGAATCTATCAAATTAGGTCTGAAAAATGACCTAGATATCCGTTGTGTATTTCTGGCCAATGAAAGCATATTACCAATGGCTAGAAATGAATTATTTGCCCTCTCCTACAAATCAAAAGACGATGCTATGGTGTTCATCGATGATGATGAATATTGGGATGCATCTGTCTTAATTAATATATTGTTGTCAGAAAAAGATGTAATATCAGTTCCAGTCGTTAATAAAGGTGATAAAGAAATAAGTTATAATGTTTACCCGATGGAAAATCAAGAAGCAGATCCTACAGATGGTTATATTAAACTCAATAAAACTGGCACAGGTTTTTTAAAATTATCACGATCGGTCGTCGTGGATCTCTGGGAATCAAATGCAGAATTGATTTTTAGAAATAAGAAATTAAAGAACATCTGCGAGTATACCTATCAAAATGGTAACTTTATCGGTGAAGATATCACTCTCAGTAAAAAAATCATAGAACTAGGTTATACTATTTGGTGTGATCCTAGTCATACTGTATCACATATCGGCAATAAGATGTATCAGGGCGATTTCAAGAAAAGTAGAAATCTATGATTGATTTAGTTATTCCTACCATGTGGGTTGTAGAAGGTGTTGTCGATAAACTACAAAAATATGTACAAAATCCTTTAGTTAAAAAGATTATCCTAATTGATAATAATCCAAAAAAACGTCCTACTGATCCTATATTGGACAACAGCAAGATAGAATTAGTTTGTTATGGATATAATATATTTGTCAATCCAGCTTGGAACGAAGGATATTTGAGGTCAACGACAGATGTTGTGGCATTTGTCAATGATGATATATTTATCGATGATGATGTTTTTAACACCGTTAATAATTTTAATCTAAAACCTGGAGAAATGATAGGGGTAAATCTCAGAGGGTATAAAGATAACTATAAGATAGATGATTATATTGACACTAAAGAAGAAATAGTTGATTTGAATTATGATCGCAAGTCACCTATAGGCGGGCAGGCCTGGGCATTTGGCATCTGTATGTTTATACACAGAAAAACTTATAAATTAATTCCTAGCTTATATAAAGTATGGTATGGAGATGATTATCTAACACAGCATGCTGATAAAGTCTATACACTTAACAGTAATAAAATTAAGGGCGAAATATCAGGGACACTTAAAACTTTCGAAGATCCTAATAGTGAAATATCTAAGCGCATAGAATTAGATTCTATAAATCTTATGAAATATGCTGATTTTTTTAATAACGAAAATTGGAGTATATGCCGAGATATAGTCAAGCAATTTCAAGACAAACGTGAGTCAAAAAATAAGTATATAAATATCTTAGCAAATGAGTACCAAAGAGCCAAGATTCAACCTAGTGACATATACGAAAACGTACATATATTATATGATCTAGCTAAAGAATGTAGACATGTGACAGAGATGGGAGTCCGCACAGGAGTCAGCACTAGAGCATTGTTAAATTCTAATGTAGAATTAGTGTCTTATGATATTGAGTTAAACAAAACAGTTTCTGATTTATTTAATATTGCTAAAATAGCTGGTAAGAATGTAAAATATATAAAAGCTAACGTTTTAGCAATTGAAATTGATGAAACAGATATGTTGTTCATTGATACATTGCATATTTACAATCAATTAAAACAAGAATTAAATCTTCATGCTGGGAAAGTGAAAAAATATATTGCGTTTCATGATACCCATACATTTGGATTACGTGGTGAAGTTGGTATAGATAATAAAGGTTTGTTGTCGGCTATAATAGAATTTTTAGTCGATCATCCTGAATGGCGATTTAAAATTTATAAAACAAATAATAACGGGTTTACCGTTTTAGAAAGAGTGAATTAAATGAAATATAGCATTTTTCATGTCCAAGGTGGATTAGGTAAACATGTTGCTGCGACTGCGGTAGCACAGGCAATCAAAAAAAATCATCCAGATCGTCAACTAATAGTTGTATGTGCATATCCAGATGTATTTTTAAATCTTGATTTTGTTGATCGAGTATACATGATTGGTGGAACTCAATATTTTTATCAAGAATATGTACACGAGAAAGATTCTATAATTTTCCATAATGAACCTTATTATACAACCAATCACGTCCATAAGAAAAAACGATTAATAGAAAATTGGTGTGATATGTATGGGTTAAAATATGATGGAGAGTTGCCTAAAGTTAAGTTCAATACTTTGCAATTTAATCTTTCTAAGAGTTTTTGGACTAAAAAGAAACCTATCATGGTTATACACACTAATGGTGGATTGATGTCTTTAGATGCTAAACCCTATGCATGGACACGAGATATGCCATTTGATATAGCTCAACAATTAGTTGATCATTATAAAAAAGATTATCATATATATCAAGTAACAAAAATGAACTCTAAAAAATTGGAAGGTGCCGAGCATATCTTTGCTACAGATAAACAAGCATTGAGTACACCTGAATTTTTCAGTTTAATGTTGCATACTAAAAAACGCATATTAATCGACTCAAGCTTACAACACGTTGCTGCAGCTATGAATTTAAAATCAACTGTATTATGGAATGGAACTAGTCCTAAAGTATTTGGTTATGATATTCATGATAACATATGTACTGATGTACCATACGATTTTAAATTGCCAGGAAGTTATCTATTTGATTTTGATTTTGATGGTAATGAATTAGAATATCCATTTGCAGAGGATGTTAAATTATTTGATATTAATAAGATTATCGAATCAGTGAATAAACAATAAAGGAAAATATAATGTCAAATGAATTGAATAAAAAAACTTATTATTTTATGGCAGGTTTACCAAGATCTGGTAGCACTATGCTGTCAGCAATCTTAAATCAAAATCCTGACATTTATTCAGGTCCTAGTTCACCTATTATTGGATTAATGGTAAATTTAGAAAATTACATGGCCAATGATGAATTATTTTTAGCCTACCCCAAGATTGATCAAGCAAAACAAATAATCTCTAACACAATTGCGCATTATTATAGTGATGTTAATAAACCTATAATTATTGATAAAAATCGGGCATGGGTTAATAAACTAGAATATATCGAAAACTATTTTGATATTCAAGCTAAAGTACTTTGTCCTGTACGTAGCATTGATGAAGTACTAACATCTTTTATATCAATGCATAGACGCAACCCATATGAAATAAATGGTAAGATTAACTTTATGGATGAGATGTTGGTTAAAAATAATATGTCTTTAACTGATGATAATAGATGTGAATTATTAGCTAGTGCTAATGGCATTTTAGGTCAAAGTTATACTGGATTAAAAGATGCAGTGCTTAAAGGTTATGAAAAGCAATTACATTTTATTGAGTATGACGACTTAATTAATAATCCTAAAGAAACTATGGACAAAATTTATCAATTTTTAGAAATCCCATATTTTGAACATGATTTTAATAATTTAATAAATTTACACCAAGAAGATGATGCTAAAATTTATGGTATATCAGATATGCATTCTGTTAGAAAAGAACTTAAATCTACTTCTTTAAATCCTGAAGAAGTGTTATCAGAATACATATTAAATCAATGTAAAAATACTGAATTCTGGAGAGATTTATCTGAAGTTAAATTTGATAATGATGCTACTCTTGATAATGAAGTTAAATTTGATAATGAAGTTAAATTTGATAGCGATGCTACTTTTATAGGATAATCTAAATTATTATGGATAACAATGATATTGTCGTGATAACTGGAGGATTTGATCCTCTGCATTCTGGTCATATCGACTATATCAACTCTGCAGCCGAACTTGGTCGTGTCTTTATTGGAGTTAACTCTGATGAATGGTTAAGTCGTAAAAAAGGTAAAGCATTCCTTCCGTTGGAAGAGAGGCTGAGCATCTTAAGTAATCTTAAGAGAGTCATGATGGCAGTTCCTCTTGATGATTCTGATGGGACCGCGAAGGATGCTATTCGTCAAGCCAGAAAATGGTTCCCCAAAAATAAGATCATATTTGCAAATGGTGGAGACAGATCACAAGATAATATCCCTGAAATGGATTATCCTGACGATAACATAGAGTTTGTATTTGGTGTTGGTGGAGATGATAAAAAGAACTCTAGTTCATGGATCTTATCAGAATGGAAAGCTCCTAAGACTGACAGGCCGTGGGGATACTATAGGATATTACATACAGAAGGGCATGAAGTAAAAGTCAAAGAGCTTACTGTAAACCCAGGTAAATCGTTGAGCATGCAGAAACATCATAAAAGGAATGAGTATTGGCTAGTGTCTGAAGGTGTTGCTACTGTCTTTAATGGTCATGAAGAGATTACTGTTAATAAACATGAAAATCATAACATCCATTCTGAGCAATGGCACCAATTATCTAATAAGACTGATAAACCACTTAAGATAATAGAGATACAATACGGTCAACTTTGCGATGAGGGCGACATTGAAAGATTACCCAATCCCGTTCACGTTTACAAGTAAACACCCTAAAACCTGGTTCTTTGACCTTGACGGTACTATCTTAGAATACAACCTGATATTCTCAGCTGTAGGAAAAGATAAGTTACTACCAGGAGTCAAAGAGTTATGGGCAGCTATCCCTAAAGAAGACTACATAGTCTTAGTCACAGCTAGACCTAACTACCTTAAAGATATAACTCTAAAGTTTTTAACTAAGAATGGTATCAGGTTCGATCATGTCATATTTGACTTGCCAAGAGGTGAACGTATATTAGTCAATGACGAGAAGCCTGGTAACATCACTACAGCATACGCATGGAACGTTAAAAGGAATAAAGGATTTTGAAGATATTAATCATGGGTCTTCCAGGTTCTGGTAAGACTACACTAGCAGAAGAGTTAAAGAGATCATTAGAAGTTGCTGGTAAGTCAGTGTTATGGCTTAATGCTGATGCTATCCGTAAGCTACATGATGACTGGGACTTTAGTGCTGAAGGTAGATTAAGACAAGCTACACGAATGGTTAGCTATGCTGATGTATCTGATGATGACTATGTCATAGCAGATTTTGTCTGTCCTCTTCGAAAGATGAGAGACATATTTGACGCTGACTTTACCATATGGGTAGACACTATAGATTTCGGTAGGTTTGAAGATACAAATAAAGCATTTCAAAAGCCTAACACGTTCGATGTTAGGGTCACAGAACAAGACTGTAAAAAGTGGGCTGAAGTCATAAAAGCTAAGTTAGAATCTTATAAATAGAATATAACATCAATTAACCAACGGGGACAGTGAACCTTGGCAACAAATAACAATAAGTTCTTAGTCAAGAATGGGCTAGCAGTAGGCTCAGCAATAGACGTAATCAACACAAGCGGTGAATGGATAGGTGCCACAGGTACACTACACGGAGCTACAGGCCCTCAAGGTGCTACAGGCGTACAAGGTATCGACGGTGCTTCAGGCTATGTTGGTTCTGATGGTGCTACAGGCATACAAGGTATCGACGGTGCTACAGGACCAACAGGAGCGACAGGTGCCACTGGAATCCAAGGTGCGTCAGGTTCTACAGGATTAACTGGTGCAACAGGTCCACAAGGTATCGGAGGTGCAACAGGTCCTGAAGGCGTACAAGGTATCCAAGGTGTAGAAGGTGCATCTGGTATCACTGGTGCGTCTGGAGTTCAGGGAAATATAGGTGCCACAGGTGAACAAGGCATCCAAGGTGCATCAGGTACTCAGGGTGCAAGCGGTTCAACAGGATTAACTGGAGCGACAGGTTTAGGTGCGACAGGTTTAACAGGAGCTACTGGTACTCAAGGCCCATCAGGTCAATCATCAAGCTACTATAACTACACATCAAAAACTAACCAGCAATCTGGAGATCCAGGTACTGGTACAATCATATGGAATAATGCTACATTACTTTCATCAACACAGATCAACGTCAGTCATATAACTGGATCTAGTGTCGACATAGACATCTTCTTAGCTATCGTTAACTTAAACGATATCCTTGTTATCCAAGAAGCAAACGATTCCAATAGGTTTCAAAAATGGCAAGTTAACGGTACTCCAGTAATGCAGACTGGGTATGTTCAATTCCCAGTAACACTACTTGATAGTGGTGGTACAGCGATAGGTAATAATAACCCAGTCATCTTAGCTATCGTATCAACACCAGTCGACGGCGCTACAGGTTCTACAGGTCCTCAAGGTGCTACTGGTATCACTGGTGCATCGGGTGTTGATGGTGCATCAGGCATCCAAGGTGCTAGCGGTTCTATAGGATTAAATGGAGCAACTGGTACTGCAGGTACTAACGGTGCGACAGGCACAGCAGGAACTAACGGTGCTACTGGACCTGAAGGGGTTCAAGGTATTCAAGGTATCCAAGGTGCGTCTGGTGCAACAGGTACTGCTGGTAGTAATGGTGTAAACGGTGCAACTGGCCCTGCTGGTGCAAGCGGTGTCGCCGCAGGAGCAGCCACAGGTGCTACAGGATTTTTAGGAGCTGTATACGCTACTAATCAGGTATTAATCGGTGCCACAGGTTGGATATCAACTGCATCACCTTTAGGATCTACTGGATCTCTGATGGTTGCAGGCCCAATGGCTGCAGCGGGTAATATCTGGACTCCACAGATTTTAGTTGGTAACTATGGTTATACTGGATCAGGAGCTACTGGTGCTACAGGAACCATAATAGCAAATAATTTAAGACTAGTAAGCGGGGGGTTTGGAAGCGCTATCACATTTAGTGATGGTACTTCTTTAGGTACTGGCACACCTAGTGGCTTCATAAACGGCCCAATCTCTGGATTCACTTTATTAATAGGTGCAACAGGTGCATATACTACGCAAGGTGGTGCTTCAGGTGTTGGCTGGTTTGGTAATCAGATATATGTCGGCCCACAAGGCGCAACAGGTATACAGCTAGGTGCTACAGGTTCTATACGAAATGAAGGTCAAATCAACACCGGTGCTTTACATGTTGGTACATGGGGAGCTACGAGTGCACTCGGTGCTACTGGCGAGATACGTGCTACTAACAACGTAACTGCCTACTTTGCTTCTGATAAATCATTAAAAGAAAACGTCAGAGACATACCTAACGCTCTTGAAAAAGTCATGAAGATTGGTGGTAAGTTATATGATTGGACAGATACCTATATCAAGAGTCATGGCGGTGAAGATGCATACTTCCTTCGCAAGTCAGACTTTGGCGTGATCGCACAGGACGTTCAAGAAGTATTCCCTATCGCAGTACGTACTAGAGAAGACGGCACGCTCGCGGTCGACTACGAGAAGCTCTGTGCCCTCGCGTTCGCCGCTATCAAAGAGTTGAATGATAAGATAGACAGTAAATAAATTTACATTAATTGATAACTGTGTTAATATATAATATTGACTGATTATGTGAGAACGATATGGAAAATGAATTATTTAGTGAAGCGCATTTTGTATCCAATGTTTATTATGGAGACATCTCTTCTCATCTTAAGGTAGCAAAAAAGGTTGCTTTAGAATACTTATCCAAAGTAGACGCTGAACCAAATAATATTTATCCAGTTAGAATGACTGATAACTTTGTTCATGATAAGAGGATCGAACCATTAAGATTATTCATTCTTAATTCAGTGCTTCAGGTATTGAACCAACAAGGGTATGATTTAAGAAATGGTGTAGTAAACATGTTAGATATGTGGTGTCAAGAACATCATATGCGTTCTGGAATGGATTATCATGTACATAATGGTGCTGTCATGTCAGGGTTTTACTTCATAGATTGTCCTAGTGAAGATTCTAAATTAATATTCCATGATCCAAGATCGGCAAAAGTATTTTCAAGTTTACCAGAACTTAATGAGAATAACTTAACATCAGCAAGTAATATCATAAACTATATTCCTAAACCTGGCATGTTAGTGTTTGCAAATTCTTGGTTGCCACATTCAGTCTTGAAAAATACATCGAATAAAGAGTTTAGGTTTATACATTTTAACGTAGGTGTTAAGTATACTGAGCAGTGTATTAATCAACCAGAGATCATATGAATAAGTATCTAATAAGATTTAATAAGACAAAAGGTGAGCCTGGCCGTGGTTCACTAGAACATGCATGGAGAGTCTTTGAGAATGACAAAGAGTTTATATGTAAACATGTTAAGATAGAGGTCCCATGTCAAGATGAAGTATCTGGAGATGGTCGTGGTAATGATGATTGGAACTTTGCCTGTGAAGGGCATATGGAGATAGATAGAGAAACTTCTACTATCACGATTAAGTCGTAAATCATATAAATAAGCATATGAATAAAAAGTATCAAGTACATAATCAACTAACTGGTCTATTAGAGACAGCCGAGACGTTTGAGGATGCAAAAGCGCTTCAAGCTAAGATCAAGGCTGATTTTAGAGCAGCTCAATATCCTACTCCTGGTATACATTATAAAACGACAATAGATGATAAAGTGTCATATGTAGTTACTATAGACGGAGTACCTGCCGATGCAACTGATCCATTAAATCAGATAGACTGGATGTTTGACGGATATGAGGATGACAAAACTAAATTGTCAAGTTATATCTATCATACGGCTAAAGGTGAGATAAAAGAATTTGATACACATGCAGAAGCTGCAGCTGATGCTAATGCTACTATAGATAATATCATCAATGTAGAGAATGCTGAACTATTTATTATCAGCGTTTTAGTACAAGATGAATCAGATGGTTTATGGTTCCAATCAAGATCAGATGAGAACGGAGAACCAACCGCAAAGAGATACTCTAATTTAAGTTTAGGATAAAATGGCTACCCCATCAGGACAAATAGGTTTAAGTGATGTTAATGTAGAGAATGCTTTACCTTCTACGTCAGTGGTGACCATGAACGACACCGTAGTTAGGACTCTTGCTGGTGCACCTTTTGCTACCCCTGGAACTATGATAGGCATGAATGACCTTCGTGGTAAGACAAAACCTCCTACTATGTGGACTGGAACTATATCGACTCCACAAGCTAACCTTAATCTATTAACATGGGCTACGGCTAATGGATATCCTGGAACTGGAGCTGTGCAAGTTACAGTTGCTCCAGGTGTTTATGTCTATGCTGATGGAGCGACTGGCGCCACGGTTTATGGTATGAATATTCCTGCCGGATTTCCAGGTACAGTATCTGTAATTAATAATGGGTTTATTATGGGTCAAGGCGGGCATGGAGGAGGGGCTGTAGGCCCTTGGGCACCTAATGCAATAGCTGCACCTAATATCATACTGGCAGCAGTAGGCCAACCTGCTATTAATATAGCTAAACCTGTTACTATTACTAATAACTCTTATATTGCAGGTGGAGGTGGAGGAGGTGGAGGAGTAGCACCAATGCCAATCACCGGGACAAATCGAACAACTGGTCATGCAGGTGGTGGTGGTGCTGGTGGTGGAAGAGGTGGACCTGCGGCAAGAACCAGTGTACCAGGAGCAGTAAACACTGTTGCTGGTGGAGCCGGTGGTGCAATTGGTGTAGCTGGCGCCACTGGTGTGACTAATTCTCCAATTGCAATATGTAGTTTAGCTAATGGCGGTGGCGGGGGTGGTAGAATTCTTCCTGGGGTTTCAGGAACTACTACCGTAGGCCAAGGTGGTGCTGGTGGTGGTGCAGGAGGTAATGGATCGGGAGTTGTATTCCGTAGTCCGAATCCTGTTACAATTCCAATCTGGGCAAGTTTAAAAGGCGGCGGTGGCGGCGGATGGGGAGCGGCTGGTGCCAACGGGAATAGTTTTCCATTTTGTGTGGGACCTACGCGAGCTGGAACTGGTGGAGCAGGAGGAAGCGCTGGTACAGCAGGATGTGGCTCTCCGACAGGTTTAGTCGCACCAGGTCAACCAGGCGGTAGAGCAATTAACCTTAATGCAAATACAGTAACATGGGGTGCAACAGGAACAGTCTACGGATCAGTCGCATAAATAATTGTACATTAACTGATGTAAGTGTTATAATGTAACTAAAGTGAGATGATTATGAGTAAAATTGAACAACAAACCGCATTCGACGTATTAAATCAATCAGGGTATCTATATTGCAAGGATGTTATATCTAAAGACATCTATCAATACTTGACTCATGCCATGCTCCGTCATCATGCTCATACTGGATTCTATAGTGATGGTCAAATAGATAATATAATGGCGCATATCGATCATAATAATTTCTTAGAAACTGTGCATGAACAGATATGGCCTAAGCTAGAAACTATATTGGGTGAAGAGTTATATCCTACGTATACGTATGCTAGACTTTATTCTCCCGGTAACTATATGACTAAGCATACTGATAGACCAGCATGCGAGATAAGTGTTACAGTTCAACTGGGCAGATCTCACAATTATTCATGGCCAATCTATATGGCCGGAAAACCTTACTATCTTGCAGAAGGTGATGGTCTAATCTATAAGGGGTGTGACATCCCACACTGGAGAGATATCTGTACAGGTCCTGAAGGTTACTATTCAGGACAAGCCTTCTTTCACTTCGTAAGAGCTAATGGTGATTATGCCTGTGAAAGAGGAGATTTGAAAAGTAGATATCCGGAAGCAGAAGAATGGCCTTCTCAAGAAGAAGTCATTAGACTTGGTAAAAAGATAAAACTATCTGCTAACGCAGATACCGAATATAATAAACTCTATCAAAGATATCGTGCTAATACAATGGCGAACAAATAATGCAACCGTTACTAGCAAAAGTTCCGCACTTTCCAAATCGTACAAATGATTACATTGCATATTGGGAAGGATTCTTATCATCAGAAGAGATCAATCAAATATTATCACTACCCGAATGGCATAACTCATCTAAAAGTTATGTCGGAGGCGGGCATACTGGAGTTATATCTCCGGAAATTAGGAAGTCAGATAATTCTTGGTTACTTCCGCAACCTCATATACAACATATATGGGATAATATTACTAATGCGATCGCTGAGGTTAACAGAACATTCTTCAATTATGATCTTGATGGATGTTATGAAGCTGCACAGTTAACTACTTATGCTGCTAATAATACACATTATGATTGGCATATAGATGCTCATCCAGCACGAGAAGCTGTTATGCCAAGAAAATTATCAATGTCTTTACTGTTAAGTGATACATCTGAGTTTGAAGGTGGAGAACTTCAAGTAAAGACAGTTAATGATGTTCCACAGTCATTAGAGCAGGCTAAAGGTAGAGCGTGGTTCTTTAATTCAAACACTCTTCACCGAGTAACTCCAGTTACAAAAGGTGTTAGACGTTCTCTTGTACTTTGGGTTGGTGGACCCCCTTTCAAATAAAATGTTTTTACCATTTAAATTAGAACGAGATAAAAAGTTTCATTTTAAAACTGATAATATAGAAGTATTTTACAATGAAACTAATAAAAGATATGAATTGATTCATAGTGGAGAAGTATGGATGAGTTATCATCCCGGAGATCCAAATGAAAATACTGGTAATAGACATACTATATACGTTCAATTTTCTTCATATGATCTAGCTTATGGGCATGTAATTACATCAGGACTTGGATTTGGTTTAATACAAAACCTAATCTTAAATAAACCTAATGTTAAAAGCTTAACTGTGTATGAAATATCAAAGGATGTCATTGAATTAAATAGAGAACTGTATGGTGATGAATTTTTAGATAAGATGACTATCATTAATGATTCTATAGATAATGCAAAAAATATTAACTGTGATTGTTTGATACTAGATCATTATGACCCTATTGTAGGTGTTGAAATATTTCCTGAAGATGCATCAAAAAATAGACAAGATTTATTTCATAAAAGAATTTTAAAATATATAAAAGAAATATCACTAAAAAATCCGAAAGCTAAACTAGTATGGTTTTGGGATATTGAAAATATGATTATGGCATGGCAAAATACAAAAAAATATCCTAATCATACTGTAGAAATATGGTATAAAGAATGGTGTGAAGAGACTGGTATACTCAATTTACCTAAACTACATAAAGAAAAATTGAGCTTGTATTTTGATAATATGATGAACATTCATAATGGTCATTATAACCCTAAAATAACCAAGTATTTTATGTACCCAGAACTATATAAATAAAGTATAATTGAGGAATAACTATGTCACAAGTGAAGTTTCACACTGTTGATCAACCAGATTCAGACACAACCACCTTTGTACTATCTTGTAATAGACTTGACGTCTTAGCCAAGACACTCCAATCATTCTTTGATACACAAGACTACGTTACCAAGATGGTGATCGTGGATGATTCTGCCGAACCTGGCGTATTTGAGAAATTAGTAGAGGAATACGGTGAGATCGCGGACGTCATCTGTTTCCCTCGTAACCGTTCACAATGGTGGGCGATGGACTTCATGGTATCTTACTGTGATTCAGAATACATATTCTATCTTGAAGACGACTGGGAATTCACAAGACCTGGTTACCT